CTATTTTCCTAGTTGCGCATCAGCTGCGTGTCCATCAGCTTTCGCCGAGATTCCTGCACCAGCTTCTGATAGTCGCTGACCTCCTGCTGCCATTTCTTCGAATACGGCACTGCAGGTAGCGGCGTACTCAGCGAGGGCGTGACCGCTTGCACGCTCAATGCGAGCGGGCAAGTTTGCGAAGTCGCTGCGCAGCCCGGCAGTAGTGCTGCGGAGATCAAGCAACAGCTTGCCCAGATCAGCTTGCGACTGTGCATTGACTTGCTGTGTTTTCTGGAAGTTTGATAGCGCATTTGAGAAGTCCTTCTGTGTCTTGTCGAGTTGTTTGATCGTCTGCTGTGTCTGCTGCAGCTCTTTTGACGACTGAGCCAGCTCAATGCGCGCGATCTTCTCGCCAGCCCGCCAGCCGCTGACGAGCCAGCCCATTGCGAAGGCGAACACGAGCAGCAGGCCGAAGACGATGGACTGGGCGCGACTCATCATTGCTGCGCCTCCATGCATGCGTTGTAGCGACCCAATTGCCGCGTCCAAACGCCAAGGCAGACCTTATTGCCCGGAGTGCTGCAGTCGAATCGCCAGCGCGTAGGCTTGCCGTTCTTATCCCACTGATAGGCCGCCCAGCCCGAGCCCTCGCGGCGCCCGCTGGTCATGAACCTGTAGCCAAGGTAGGCGCGGCAAGCGCCCGGGTAGTCTCCCGCCTTGGTTTTGGCCAGCATGCTGGAGCCGCGCCAGGCGCCGCAGCCATACTGCCCCGCGAAGTCCGCGGCCTTGTCGAACTCGGTTTGATTCACCAGCGTCTGGCCGAGGCTGTCACGCACACACTGTGCATAGGTACGATCTAGCTCGCCCAGAGCCAGGTTGACGGCTCTCTGCCGCGTGATCGGTGGATCCGCGAGGCTAACCCGCCGGCCATCTTCATAGTGCGTGGATCCGTGCCCTATGGTGGGCACATCGCCTTGAGTGGGCACATATGGATGCAGCAGAACCTCGCCGGTCTGGCTAACGCTCTTGGGGCCATCGCCCTCAGATGCAATCCACGCCATCCCAGCGGCAGCAGAAAGAGAAAGGGCCGCTGCTGCGACCCTAGTTTTATTGCTGATCATGTAGCCTCTCCTTCTTCGCTGAGCCAGCCCCCCTTCCCGCGCTCCTCTCGCCACCACTTGCGCAGTAGATAAAGCGCCTGGATCACGATATAGACACCAGTTGCAATGGCGACCCAATGGTTAAGTGTCATGGTGGACGCTGCAGCCCCCGCCACCGCCGGCGCGGCTTTGGCAGTTTCGATCAATGCTTGGACTTTGCTTTCGTTGCTCATAGCCCTCCCTGGGCAAAAGAAAGCCCGCCGAAGCGGGTTTATCAAAGTTATGACAATTATTTCAAACGTAAATGACACCGGCCGCATAAAACGTGTTAAACGCTGCCACGTTAGTGTTTGAAGGTGCAGGGCTTCCGGCTCCGTTTGTTGTCGAAGTTCCTGTCGCATATATCTTCGCACCAGTTGCAACTCGCAAATCCTGCTCCCCTGAGCCAGTGACTTTAGTAAGTCCTATGTATGCTTCAGAGCCACTATTGCACTCAACACCGCGCGTTGTGCTGCTCAATATGTTGCCGGAATTCATGGAGACTTTAGACCCATCACGCGCAAAAATACCCCGCCCACAACTTTGAATTGTTCCTGAGTATGCATCAACACTCCCATTATAGCGTGCATCAATGCCTATGAGACAGTTTTCTATTTTCGCACCGAATGCGGCAATACCGCCTCCATAGTATGCACGCAATCCAGAAAGATTGAATCCTGAAATCTCAGCTGAAGGGCATATTATTTTCCCTAAATTCTCAGCAACACAACCATAAGTCGCCGAGCCGACAACACCTGTGATTTTGGCATTTCTCCCTGTGACCTCCCCACCCTCAGATGCCGACAGTCCAACCTTCTTTACATTTGTCGCAATAACATCGTTTACAAAAATAAAAGCAGATATAGCAATAGCGACGCTATCAAGGTTATCTGCGGTCATTAAATTAAACGATGCTATAGAATATCTCGTTGCACCTATCGCAGATCCCGCATTCTTGCAAGTCACACTTTCACCATATGCTGACGAAGACCGTGAAATCCAGATGTTGTAATCCGTTGCCCCATCAAAAGTAGCCCCTGTACATTCGCAAGTGCTGTTTCGCGTAATCCATAGATTACGACCATTAACAGCTCCAATTGACACGCAGCCTGAGATATATGCAGAGCTACGCATATTTACATAAATACCATCGGACTGAGGGTTTTTAACACCCTTTCCTGGATTAATTAAAAGGAAGCTACCTCGTTCCGCATAAAAAGTTCGACCGCCTTTACCTGCCGCATTTATAAGCACATCAACAACAGGAGAGATTGCATTCGTCAGCTTCAAAAAATTATCACCAACATACAGAGAAGACAGTGTTACCTCAGAATCTTCACTGGAAATTTTGTATCTGCTGTAATCGGCATTACTCAGCTCTACCCCGCTTGTTGGTTGAAAGCCAGATTCAATTAATACTGTAATTCGACATTGCTGAGTAAGAGGAGTAATTCTCTCAAAAGCAGATTGGAGCGTCGCCGCTTGGGATGGAACACGAATAACAACGCTATCAATTGCGCCCAAGATAAAAGACGATTCGACCGCTGCCGCTACGGCAGAAGAGATGTCTTCATAATCTCCGAATGTCGGTATTTCAGATAGCTTTTCAATAACTAAGCGTTTTACCGATCCATCCTCTGGCTGCCTTGTTGCAATAAGCTGCGCGCCCGCGTCTGTCGCTAAATCTAGGCGCAACTGATCCAGATTTACAGAGAGCTCCAAAACGTCACCGGAGCGCTTGAAATAGCGGGTGCGAGCACCATCAAGAGTTTCGTCCGCGGACACTTCGATCAGACCATCAATGGGAATGTCTGCAATGTCCCCTAGTGCCTGAGCATAGGTATCATAGAACTTCAAGGGGCCGATAGCGCTTGCAGCTGCCCTTGCGTCATCTCTCGCTTCTAAGGCTTGATCTCGGTAACCATGAGCATCAGCAGTAGCACTGGAGACCGCCTGAGCGATATCGAACTCAGCCTTTTGTTCAATGCCGCGCCATGTTTTGCGCAGTCGTCCGAGTCGGTCTTGCCATACCTCAGAGGTCTGAGAGTTAATCGCATCGTCGATATTCTGCGCGTTATCGAACAAATCACGGGGGTCCTGGCTGCCTAGTGGATTTCCTGTTTGGTAGGTAGTCATATGTCCTCGCACAAAACAAAAAGCCCGCTGGGCGAACCATGCGGGCGAGTGATAAAGATCTCTGTGGCCAGGTGGCCGGCTACTCAAAGTGGCGGTGGCGCGTTGTTGTCGTCATCGAACAGGCGCGCGTCGTAGTTCACGCACTGCACGCTGGCACCATCGGTGCCGCTGGGGCTGACCTTCTTGACGATGGCCGGGAAGCTCCAGCGGGCGACCGGCCCGAAATACACATGCGGCGGCTCCGGCAGCTTGATCTGCGGCCACTCCCCAGCAGGAATCGGGGCCAGCACTTCATAGGCGCTTGCCCCTTGAGCGGCTGGCCATGGCCCGGCCAGCGTGCCGTCAGGCCTGCGAAACGCCACGACATACGGATCTGCGCTATCCCAGCGCAGCGGCTCCGTCACCTCCAACCGGGCCTGGCCGCTGGCATTGCTGATGCCAGTGAGCAGAGCCGATTGGCCGAAGCCGGGGATGTCATCTACCAGGCTGACAAAGTCGCCATAGCTGTTGTTCAGCGCGTCCAGCTCCGTGGTGAAGCTGTACGTCCAGCGCTCATACCGCTGCTGCCGGGCTCTGCGCATGCCGATGCGCCAGGCGCGCGTTCGGTCTGTCACCCCCAACACCTTGAGCTTTTCCAGCTTGATGCCCAGCGAGCCTGGCAGCACACAGTTCACCGTCTTGGTGTTCCAGTTGTCGTCTGCATCGCTGAACTCCACCTCCACGCCATCGTTGTCGTCGGGCCGGATGCCGCTGAATGACCGCGCAATGCCCTCCGTGGTGTTCTGCGCGCTGTAGGCATGGCCGTCTTCGACCGTACGCACACCCGCGCGCACAGAGCGCAGCAGGCCGTCATCAATCGTCAGCTCGGACATGCCTGCGGCCAGCACTGCCTGCAGGGCGGCGAGCACCGTGGTTTCGTCAAACACATGGTCTGCCGTTTCACCACGAGCCATCCAGATGCCATGCAGGTGCTGCAGCTCGGCCATGTCGATGCTGTCCAGGCCATAACCCACCGTGCTGCTGATGTGCCGCAGAGCGGCCGAGATATCCCGTGTAGGCTGATCTGCGCTCCAGGAGCCATCGCCTTGAAGCACGGGCAGCATGCGCGTGGCCACCAGGTTGACCTGGTTCTCCGACCTGGCTGCGATCTGCCCGAGGCCCCGCACCCGCACGCTCAGCGTGGTCCAGTCCGGGTAGCTGGTGCGCGTTGGCAGCCGCGTGCGCATGGCGTACCACTGCACCTCATCGTGCACCTGCGTGCTGGTGCTCTTGGCGCCCCTGCGCCGCACCCGTACCTGCGGCCGCATGGCATAGGGCAAGGCAATGCGCTCGGTGAAACCGATCTGGTCCATGGTGGCATCGGTGTACCACTTGACCACGCTCTGCCAGGCGCCGCCGGCGGCATAGTCACGGTACTGGATCTCCACCCCCACGGATCTGCCCTGCACCTCCCCCTTGTCGGAGACATAGCAAAGGCCCTGGCTGAAGAAAATATCCACCTCCAGCGTGCTGCTGACCTCTGCGGCTGGGCAGCTTACAAAGGGGCCGGCCTGCTCACCGTAGACAGTATCTGCCTGCACGGTAAAGCTGGCCTTTGCCGCCGGCACTGTGCGTGGCGCAAAGCCCGCCCAGCTGCCGCCTTCGCTGGGTGCAAGCGTCAGCACCTGGCCGGCCACTGACGCAGCCGTGTATGTACGCCCAGCCCGACACACTGCCAACGATATGACCCCAGCGGGCAAGTGACTGATGCGCCTATAAGTAAAGCCCCCGTCGGCATCACTGACCGCTTCAGCCAAGGTAATCGTATTGCCGTCGACGGACTCCACACGCAGCGAACCGGTAAGCGCACCGGATGCGGTGAGCAGCATCCACAGCGATGGCGCAATCTCGCGCCAGTCGGCGGTAAATGTGTTGTAGTAGTTGCTGCCCTCTCCAGGCTCAAGCTCTAGGGCCACGGTCACGTCCTGCTCAAACATCAGCGACATGGCGGTGCCAGAGCCCCAGGCATTGGGCCAGTCCACATCTGCCGTGATCTGTGCGCCGTTGAGCGCATAGCTACCAGCCGTGGGGTTGACGTTGCCCGAGTCAATGGCGCTCAGCTCAAGACCCGCCGTGCCGGCGCTGGTGCCGCCCACCTCTGGGCAGCTGTACCAGTTTTCATGCTGGGTGATGCCGCCGATATCAGCGCCAGGACCGTGCACAGTGAACTCAGCGCCCTCCAGAGTGCGCAGCGGCGTGTTGCCGATCTTGACCGTGGCCGGGTCGATCTGGTACTGGCCGGGGCCGACACAGAGCAGCATCTCCAGCCACTGCTCGCGCGGCGTGCTGAAATAGCGGCGCGGCGGGGTCAGATAGTCGGGGTAGCGGATGAACTGGCCCAGCAGCTCCGGCACCACGCCGTTGAGCTTTGCCGTGTTGGCCTTGCCCTCGGCCGAGCTGAGTTGCTTGCCTTGCGGCGTGTCATAGCGCTGGTTGCTGGTCGATGGGAGTAACCAGCCGAAGAAGAAGTTGAAGATGCTGCCCACCAGCTTGAAGACGCCGCCGTGGGGGATGGGGCGGATATCAACCTGGTCTTCATTGCTGATCACCGTCTCTGCCCAGGCCTCCACCGGCAGCAGCACCCCGTTGAGATGCAGCGTTATGGGCTGGATCTCGCGCGCCGCATAGTCAATGCCGACCGCCTCAAACCAGCCCGCAATCGTGCCCGCCCAGGGGTGCGACTCCACAGGCTGGCTCGGCATCTGTCCGGGGTAAATCTTGATCGTCATAAAACAAAACCCGCGTGTAGCTGGCCTGAAATCGGTTGAGAGCAGTCAGACAAGGCCCATCGGGCTCATCGGTTTCGAGTATTCGCAGCTGGCCGTCCACCTCCACCACCAGCCCCACATGCACGCACAGGCTGGCCCTCCAGGCCGTGGCAACCGCGCCCACCCGAGGGGAGCACTGCGCGAACCCATGCAGGGCTATGACCTGGTCAACCGCCCGCGTGATGCCGCGCAACTCACCCGGTCTGGCGTCCTGCAGGATCGGCAGCAAGGCCCGGCCAAACAGCGCCGAGCGCGCATCGCGCACCAGGCCCCAGCAGTCGTAGTCCACGGGGCCGCGCCCGCCGCGCACATAGCGCGACTTCAGAAACCGCCTCATTGGTACTTAACGCCAGGAGCCTTGTCCGCCGTGTAGCGATCACGCGGCCAAGCCAGGTTGAGCAGATCGAAGTAGCTGCCCTCGACCTGCAGGACGTTGCTATTCAGATCACCCCCCTGGATCAGCATGCGCTTGGGAGCGGCCGCCGGCGCCGATGTGTCGTCCGACAGATACTCGCGGTAGACCACATACGAGGGCTGGCCAGAGTCGAGCGCGTCACTGATCAAACGATGCGCCCGGCCATCGACAACGCCCAACCCAAAGCGCAGGGACTGATTTCCGATAGTGCTGCGCTCCGGTAGGGATATCTCCAGGCCGCAGGCCTCGAAGAGTTGCGGCACACCGTCGACCCCCAGCGTGAGGTCTTCATAGCTGTGGGCAAGGCGTATGTGCTCGCCACCAGGCAGCTCGATGTCTAGCGTACAGATGCGCACGGTCGTCACATCGTCGCCGGCATAGAGCAGCTTCAAAGCTGTACTGGTTGCCATGACTATCCCCCCGGCCATTCTTGATTCACGGCCCGGTCGATGATGCTGGAGCCGATCACCAGCTCCGGCAGCAAGCCCCAGCCAGGCGGCAGCAAAGGCCGCGCCCATACTTCGATCGGAGCTGAGATCTTCCAGCGGTCGCCCCCTACCAAATCCGGGCCTTCATACATATCTGTGAATCGGCAAAGCAGCTTTCCCGGCCCCATGGGCGTCCTGAGCGGCATGTTGAACCACTTCGCTCCATCGATCAGCGTCTCTACAAACCACGCCTCAAAGGAAAGTGCCTGCGCCTCCGTCATCAGCCATGCACACGTGTGCATGCTGGGCACGCTCAGGAATTTGCGCCGCTGCCGTGACCGCCCCGATTCCATAGGGGTCCGCACAAATGGCTTGACATGCCGGGTTGTATGCCCTTCACGCAGCACGCAGGGATATCCCTGCGGCCAGTCAATGTTTGAAGTGATTGCCATCTATCGTCCTCGGCGCGTCAGCCCGTAAGTTGTCTCCAGCGCAAGCGCTTCCTCGCGGCCGTTGCGGATATTGCGAACAAACACGTTGGTGCTGTAGCTGCCATCAGCGTTTTGCGTCTGCTCGATCTGGCCGGCCTTGCTGGCGTCCTCGATGACGTTGACGATGGGTGCCTGGCCGCGCAGCTCGGCTGCATAGTCGCGCCGCACTGCCGGAGGCACTGCAGCACCAACCACGCCACCAGCCGAGTAGCCAGAGTGCAGAGACCGGCGGAATGCCTCGAAAGCTCCAGGCCCACCCAGCGCGCGCATATCGTCTTGAGACAGCACACCCTCGCCAGCGTGCACGATGCCCGCCGGCTGATACTTGCCACCCGGGCCGGTGTAGCCGCCGTCCGCGAAGCCCAACACAGCCATACCCTGACTGAGCGCCACCGTACTGGTGATGCCAGCTGCCGCCGGCGCGGCGTTAGCGCCAAAAGAAGCCAGCGATGCAAGAGCAGCCGCCGGTGCCCAGGCTGCAGCAGTCGCTGAGCCCGCAGCGATTGAGGTCGCCACGCCCGCAGCTTGCAGCGTATCCCCCAGAAGCTTGTTGGCCACCATCTGCAAACCGAAGCGGATCAACATGCGGATTGCCTGCTCTCCTATGGAGGAAAGCATGTTGCTCAAGTCCAGATTGCCGGTCTTGACAAAGCCGAGAAGAGCATCCTCCATACCGCCAAAGGCCGTCGTCGCAATAGATTGCGTCTGGCTATACACATCGCGTGCGTTCTCAAGGTAGGTATTGAGTGCCGACGCTGCGCCGGCCGCCCAGTCACTTTCCTTTTGGCGCTTCTGAGCCAGGAAGTCTTCGTACAGTTGCAGCTCTTGCGCTTGTGCGGTCTCGACAATCTGCAAGCGCATCGCATACTGAGCACGGATACGCTCTTGCTCTTTCTCACTGTCAGTACCCGCCAGCGCAAGCGCCTGATCCTGCTGGAGCTTACGTAGTTCGGCCTGGTGCTGTTGCATCAGGCTGATGCGCTCCCGCAGCTCGGTCGCAGCTTTGTCTCCCATGCCGTAGGTCAGCATCTCCAATTGGTACTGCTGCTCTTTGGCAATAAGGCGATTCTGAGCCTCGTACAAGTCATTGCTGCGGGCCACCTCCGCAGCCCGGGAAACCTCCGCCTCCTTGGCCATGTCGATCATGGTCGCCAAGCCGGTGGCTTTATCCAGCTGAGACTCGGAAAGCTTTAATCCCTTGCTTTGAATATCGAAAAACAGCTTCTCGTAGGCGGTACGCTCCTGCGTTTTGTAGACCTGCTCTGTAAGCGATCGAAGGAAGTCATCCGCAGCCTTTGCGTCCTTGTCGACCTTGGCACCGCCAGACTTTTTACTCGGCGTGCCGTCCTTGAGATTGACCGTACCAGGCTTCCTCGGCGTCATATCAGGGGTAATCAAGGGATCAACCTTGGCAGCCGTTGCGGCAGCGTTGGCCCAATCCTTGAGCGTGTCTGATGCTCCGGCTGCCCGCTTCGTTGCCGCATCGACAAGCTTGCGTGTATTGGCGACCGAGCGCTGCAGAATTACATTGGATGGATCCCGCTTCAGTGCCTCCTGGTGCCTTTCAAGCTGGTCGCCAAGACGCTTTACTTCCGCCCCGGCGGCCTCGGCCTCCGACTTCATTTTTCCGAACACGTCTGTACCCGTCAGGGCACCTAGTTTGTCGGCGGTGTTCATGAATGCCACGATGTTTGCCGTGGCTTGGATCACCATATTGGTCAGCGACACAACCCAGCCGACAATGGACTCAAAGGCTGCCTTGGTGGTGTTGGAGCCGAGCGTATCTGTGAGGTCGTTAAGAGATTTCTTGGCTCCATCCAGGCTGCCACCTTCGCCAGTCATGAGCCCGTTGAGGGCATTTCTCAAGCCATCGACAGCGCCACCAAAGGTATCGCGAGCAGCCTCTGCCGCACCGCCATAGGTTTCCTCAAGCGCATTCAGAACAATCTGTTGGGCTTCAGCGATGCGACCGGTTTGCTCCAGCTTCTCGGCGGCCTCGATCTGCGACTCGGAGAACTTGAAGCCCTGACGCGCCAGGCTCGCCATGCCCACGCTGGGAATGTCCAAGGCACGACCAACCGTCTCAGCCGCAGACTTCATGTCAGCACCAGTACGGACGGAAAAATTCGCCGCCTGCTTGAGCGCCTGGGGCAGTTGCTCGCCCACGATGTTGGTGAAGCCAAGCAGCACCGTTTGCGCCTGGTTGAATTCTCCAGCCGACTTGGTGGTGATCCCCTCCATCACGGAGGCCATCTCATTCAGGCGATCCTGTGAGTAGCCGGCCTGGTTACCTGTCGCCTTGAGCGCGGCTGCCAGCAAAGCCTGCTCTTGCTCGGCATTCCTGGATTCCGTCAGAACCTTGCTGAAGACACTGCCAACAGTGATGCCCGCAATACCCGCAGAGATGGCCGCACCGATACCGGTCCAGGCCTTCTCAACGGCCTCGGAGCGCTCTTTCATCTTGCGCTCCATCTCGCGTGACTTCTGATCTGCCACCCGCTCGGCTTTGGTCATGCCTTCAGTAAAGCCGCCGATCTTGGCAATCAGATCGATGGTGAGGGTGCCAAGTTGACGAGCCATGGTTCAAAAATCCTGCGATGGTCGGGGAGGCTCGCAAGCGGCTACCGCCACTCGCGCATTGCCTCCTCAAGGGTGATGACTGCCGCCTGCGCTCCCTTTCGTTGAGGCAAGAAGTCCTCGAACCTGGGAGCCTGGCTGCTTTTCTTGCGCGCCACCGTCTGGCTGACGGTGTGGGCGACAGTTGCGGCCGCGCGCTCGATATGAGTTTGTAGATGCAGCGAACCGTATTTCTCACGAAATGCCAGCCACGACTGCACCTCATCAAAGCTCAAGCGGTCTTTTGCCTCCGCGATGGTTTTGCCGCCGATGCCGGCGAGGACGAGCTCGTGCCAGAACTCATCGACGGCTGTGAGTTTTTTGGGGCATTGACCTCGTTAATGGCCATCACCATTGCCCAAGCCAGGGCCGGGGTGAGGCTGTACGCCTGGTCATAGGTCATTTGCTCTTTACCGCCATCGAGCCGCACGCTGAGGCTAATCATCTTTGCTCCCTTGCTGCGATCAGGAGCAGCATTGCCGATCTCCTGCTCGATCACACCAAAGGGCTGACGGACGATCCAGATGTCGCCCGCCTGCTCAGAGCCATCAGGCGCTTTCCACTTGATGGGCTTTTTCACCGGGGCGGCATCCACAAAGCCGCCGTTCTTTTGCAGGTCTGCGAGCTTCATGGTGTGGACACCTTCACGACCCACACGGGCTTGGTGGCGCGCTTGATGGTGATGGCCCCCTGAATGGGTTCGCCACCGACTTCAAAGCCCGCGAAGTTGAAGCGCTTGATGTGCCCCTGGAATACGTTCCAGGTCCGTGACGTGGGCAGCTCAAACTCCATCGTGCCGCCGGACTTGAGCGTGGCAGGCGCTGTGCCGTCAGACCAGCCCAATGCCCACAGCAGACGCTCACCAGTGTCAGACAGCTGGTGCAGGCGCACGTGGCCAGGATTCTGGGGGTTAATGCGGACGGTGACTGCAGACTCACCGGGGGTGTTCAGCCCCGGAATGGTGGTGTGGTTGTCACGCTCTTCGAGGCATGTGTCCTCCAGATCGTCACGCTCGTCGTCCCCAAAATCAACAGAAATCGCGCAATCCACTTTGATGACCTCAAATTCGGTCGGCGCGTCTTTTTTGGGCGCAAGCGCAAAAAGCTCGGAGCCCTGCGGGAGGATGCGGTCCATGGCAAGTCCTTTCAAGAAACAGAGAGGGCCGCTCTAGGCGGCCCATGCGGGTGATCAGTGCATCAGCGATTCAATTGCCACTCGGCGTCGAAGCTGATGCGGTATACCTTGGTATCGGCGTCACGCGGGTGCCGGCGCCAAGATGTGATGTAGCAGTCCAGCTCAATCGCATCCCGCAACGCCGTGGCGGCCTCTTCGACCATCCTTTGCGCCTGGGCGCTGTCTGCGGCTTTCGCCCAGACATCAATCTGCGTTGTGGTGCGATCAACCGTGGGCCGTCCGGCCAGGTGGTTGTATGGAGCACCACCAACCTCTATCCAGGTCACATAGGGGTAGACAACGGGCTTGTCATTGTTTTCACCCCAAGGGTAGATGCGGGGCTCTGGCGAACCCAGCACGGCGAGCACAGAGGGCGACAGCTTGGCCAGGCGGTACAGCGGCGGCGCATTCATTTCATGCGCCTCACAAGCCGGGTGATGGCCTTGTCCAGCTCAGTGCCAAACAAAGCAATGGCCGCCTCAGCTTGCTGCTCTGCCGCCGGTCTCAGGAATGGATCGGCCGGCATATGCTCAGTACCCAGTTCCTTAAGATGCCAGTGCGGCGTGTTGCCCTTGGGGCCTTCATCAGGGTTGCCCTTTGGGATGCGCCCCTTTTCAGTCCCCACACCGACAGAGATCATCACGTCGCCTGTGCGCTTGGAGTAGCGGGAGCGAAAGCGCTGGATGATGTTGTCCGCGATCTTGCGCCCCGTGGCCTTGTCATCCATCCAGATAGCATTGGTCTGAGCCTGGCCGCGCACAAGAGTGGCGGCCTTGCCCAGTGCCGAGCGCGCGGGCTTCTTTCGCAACTCCACAGGCAAGGCCTGCAAGCGCTTGGAGACCTCATCAAATCCGGTCAGCTTGAATTGGATATCAGCCATCGTTGACGCCCTCGCTTACTGGATGGGTCTGGTACTCAAGACCGCTGGCAGGATCTGGCAACACACCTTCGATGTTGTAGATGCGACCGGCATGCACCAAGCGCATGGCTGCGGTGACACGGGAATCACGCCGCGTGACGATGCGCGCCGTGACTTTGGACTGGCTGGCGGCAGCTGCAATGAACTCACGGGCGGAGAGTGGTTCTACACTCGCCCAGAGCTTGGTCACCTCCACCCAGCCAAGATCAATCACGGCACCCGAGTCAGGATCGCGGCCTGTCTGACGAGACTGCAAGCTGACCAAGTGGCGTAGTTTCCCGGCGGCGATCACAGCAAGCTCCCATCCAGCATGCGCGGCTGGGCAACCTCCTGCGCATCATCAGCCATCTGATCCAGCAGGCAGGCTATGCCCTCCGTCAGTTCCTTCATCGCCTGAGTCTGTCGATTCAGGGCCTCGGCCACTGCCAGGTTGCTCTGGATCAGACGGCGCGTGTCCGATGACTTTCTTCGCTCGCTCATATGCGATCCTTCTCCACTTTTCTGCCCAGAGCCGGGTGGCGTTGCACACATTGCAGTCGGTTGGCATCTCTACACCCCCAGTCCTATGCGATAGGGCCACAGCAGCGAATGCGCACCCATGGGTAAATCTTGGGACGAGACGCCCACCACGCTGTTTTCACGGTTGGCGTACAGATGGCCCAGGATCAACAACATGGCCGCCTTCACGGGTCCAGTGATGACCATTGGACACGCGTCAGCCGGCTCTGCAGCCTCATCCAGTTCGTCCTGCGTCGAGTAGACATTGCGGTTTAGGAACTCGACGGCAGCGGACTCCGCTGCATCAAGGTAGATGCCGATCAGCTCATCTTCGCCATCGCCATTCGTGCGCAGATGAATCTTGGCCGTGCCCAGGTCGATGAGACTCACTTCCGCCCCCGGGTTGCCTTGAGCTTGGCCGTTTCGACTGACTGATCCCCAGCCACAGATGCCTGAGTCGATTCGGATTCTTCAGACGACTGGCCAGACTCCATGGCACCGGCTACGGCTGCAGCGCCCTCAGCCTCTCGGTCCGCAGCGCCAGCATCGATCAGTTGCTGTCCGCGGCTGCTGTCCATGCGCGCGATCAGGCCGGCGCGCGGATCCGGTTTCTTGAACTTAATGAGCATGGTTTCTCCTGGTGGAAATGAACAGGCCCGCCGAAGCGGGCCCGGACATCAGGTCACATTGCCAAAATCGCCGTAGATGAACGACTCGGGGCGATAGACCGCCAGCGCCAGTCGCTCTTCGGCCAGGATGGTGACCATGTTCTTCACGAAGTCGTCTTCGTTCTCGGTGGCGACTTCCACGCGAGCCTGCCAGCGGTCGAACACCTGGGCGCCCAGCTTGAAGGCGCCTGCCAGGAACTTGTCCACCTCAATCGCTTGGGTGGTGACCACCGGACGGTTCCACAGGGAGGCGCCGATGACACCCTGCGGGTTGCCGATGATGTAGCGGCCAGTGGAGTCCTTGAGCAACTCGATGCGCGCCCAGTCGATGGGATTCATCACCACGCCCGAGGAAGGAAACTCGGCCAACTCAGCCTGCAGGAAAGCAAGGCGAATGTTGTCGATGTTCGTCTCCGCTCCCGCAGGATCGAAGGGGGAGGCAAACGCCGACGCCTGCGGAATGATGCCCAGCAGGTTCTGGCCGGTGCCGTCACCGTTGAGCAACTGCTGCTCTTCCTTGAAGGCCAAGCCATAGCGCAGACGGCCATCGATCAGGCTGGCCAGCTGGGATGCGTCGCTCAGGATCTGACGCGAAGCCTTCATGTAGTGCGCAATCACCTTGGCAGTGGTGCTCACTAGGTCGAACTTCATTGTCGATTCAGGTTTTTTGGCGGTCTCGGCCACCATGCCGGCGTTGTTGGTGAAGCCGGTTTCCTTCACGTATTCCAGCGCGTTGCCATCCATTTTGCCGGGGGTGATCAGGTCACGCACCGTCATGCGACGCTGGGGCAGGGCCTGCACGCCGGGCAGGCGCGTGGTCTGCACGAGGTCGCCAGCGGCGCCATCGGTGTCGGTAGTCACGCTGGTGATCGCCGCATTGATGGTCATGTCGGCGCGGCCGCGCGGGGTTGTCTTGCCGAGGAAGGATTTCACCTCCTCGTTGTTCACGAACTGCTGGCCCAGCGACTGATGCTGGACATCGGCGCCCGCGCCATTCGCTTCGAGCTTGGCGATCAGCTGCTCGACGTTCTGGACGTTGGCTTGCAGCTCGCCCTGCTTCAAAAGCAATGCATCCACCTGCTGCCGAGTTTCGGCGCTGAGGTTGGCGTTTTTCGCGGCCGTCTCGGCATGCGCCTTCAACTGGTCGCTGACCACCTTCAGGTCACTCTGGACCTGCTTGTATTCAGCGGACACATCAGCCACTGTGCCAGCGGCGCCAAGCATGGCGAGGCCGCTGAAGACATCGGCATGGGCGGTGACGAAGGCCGGGACGTCGAAGCCTGCAGCCTGAGCGGTCAGGGACACTGCAGCAACGGCCACCAGCAGGCCGATAGAAAGGAAGCGAGATTTTTTCATGATTGCACTTTCAGGATGGTTGGAGGTGAGAGAGAAGAGACGCAGAGAGGCTGGATGCCGCTCCCGTCGCAATTGCGGCTGATCGGCCGCGTTCGGTGGGATCACCCTCACCGCCGCCAGCGGGATCGCCCACGCTGGACTTGAATTCGCTGATGAGGCGCATTGCCTCGCTCTTGGGCATGCCGCTGTTGCGCAGCGCAGCCTCCAGCCGGCGCACAGCAGAGGCGCTCGCATTCGAGCTGCCACGGCCCACCTGGTCGGATGCCAGTAGCTCATCGGCAAAGCCCTGCTCCACCGCAGCCGCGCCGCCAATCCAGGATTCCGAGTCCATGAGCTTGGCGATGGCCTTGGTCTCCAGCCCGGTGCGCACGGCATAGATGTCGCCCATGGCGGCATCAAAGGGCTCAAGCCAGGTCGCCAGCTCGCGCAGGTCGTTGCGGTTGCCCATGGCCACAACCCAGGCGTTGTGGATCATCAGGAAGCCGGCGCGCGCGATCTGCACCGTGTCGCCCGCCATGGCGATGACCGAGCCGGCAGACGCCGCCAGCCCCAACACCTTGACGTTGACTTCGCCCTCGTGCTCGCGCAGCAGGTTGTAAATGGCGAGGCCCTCGAACATGTCGCCGCCCGGGCTGTTGATGTTCACCGTCACCGGGCCTTTGCCAAGGCTACGTAGTGCGCCCGCCACGCGCTTGGCCGTCACACCCTCCCCCGTCCAGGGGTCGTAACCGATGGCGTCGTAGATGCTGATTGCCCGGTCTTCATCGCGATCTGCAGCGCGAATCTCGGGGTTCCAACGCTCCAGCGCGCGCGGCAGGATTTCACTGCGCACGCTAGCGCTCGGGCGCCCGATTGGTGCGCCCGGCAAATTCTTCATGCTCATGATTCAGCCTTTCTGCGGCTCTTCGGTGAAGCCCAACAGCGCGCGAAGCGCGGCGCGGGCCTGGTTTGTTTGTGCTGCCGAGGCGTCTTGCCCCAGGGAATCAAGCGTGGTCATGGCCGACTGAACCGTGAGAACTGCAGCATTGCCGCCCATCGGCTCGCGGTCTTCCAGTTCGCGAACCTCATCGCGGGTAAGGATCCCGTTGTTCACCATCGCGGCATAGAAGGCCGCGCGACCGGCGCTGTCGGCGCGCAGCAGGCCTTCTACAGAGAACTTGGCGTAGTAGCGCGAGCGCTCGGCCGGCGCCAGCAGGTCCGTATTGATCGCCTGCTCGATCCGCCGCAGCCAAGGGCCCAGGGTGAAGGTCAGGAAGCCGATCATCTGCTGCTCGATGCCCGTCCCCCAACTGGTGGACTTCTCGGTGTGACCCACCATCCAGGGGGGCACACGAAACCAGCGACAGATCGACTCCACCGAGAAGGACCGGGACTCGAGGAGCTGGGCATCCGATGGCTTGATGCCAACGGTCCCGACGTCCGTGCCGCCTTCCAGAAGCGGGGTTTCCCCCCGCTCGACGGAGCCGGCGATTTCCTCCTTGAACATCTTGCGCTGATCAGGCTTCAGAAATGCCGCAACCTTGTAGTAGACCGTCGGCAGCATGCCATTGCGGAATGTCCGTGCCGCTGACCGCTCAGCCGCCATTGCAGCCCCGAAGACCTTGGCGCCGTAGGCGATCACCGAGACACCTGTCTCGCCGTCCAGGGTGAATCCTGGGATATTCCAGATCCTGTTAGACGGAATCTGTCGCATTACACCGCCAGGCCGCGGGTACTGGTAGATCTTGTGGCCGTTCGCGTCCCGCGTGATCACCAGCTTGTTCGGATCCAGAAAGGCCAAGCCCACCAGCTTGTCGCCCACGTAGAGCTTTTCGGCGCGGCCATTGCCTCGCAGCAGCATCGATGCGACCAGAGCCTCCCAGAATACCGAGGCCGTAGAGTCAGCATTGGGCTGGTCGTGAATAACAAAGTGCAGAGGGTGATGGCTGGCCAGGCGCTTCCCCGAGGACGTTCTCTCATGGATCGAGAGAGGGAGCGTTGCGATGGTCTCCGAAATGAGACGAACGCAGCTCCAGACCGCATCCACCTGCATGACCCCTTTCGGGGTTACGTCCACGCCCGCTTCGCTGGCCATCTCGCGATCTATGTAGAGGTCCTTGTCCCGAAGACTGAAGGACCGCACCCAACCGTCGATGGCCGCGCGCACGCGACCCGCAAGGCTCGGTTTCTTCTGTGTGTTCATGCCTTGCCCGTCCGTATTGGGTTACTCAGCCAGTCGTCCATGTCGCCCTCGCCGTCTGGCGGCACCAGCACGCGGCCAACAGCCATGATCAGAGATACCGCGCCGTCGATCTTGTTGTCATTGCCCTGCTTGATCGGCCTCACTACATCGTCATTGCCCGGCAGGGTTTTGCCGATCACGTTCGCAATGCACCAGGTCATGATCGGGTTGCCGTCATGATGGAAGCGCCCCGAGGCGATAGCCGCCTCGATCTCCTTCATCGGGTCGCTCATGTTGGTGTAGTTCTGGGTGATCGTGATCGGCGTCAAGCCCTCGTCGTCCAGTTGGTGCGCCAGGTTTGTGGCGCCATGCGGGTCGATCGGCGACGACTGCACGGGGTTCAAATGGTTGGCCTCCTTGGCCTCTTCCAGGATCTCCCGGTAATCGATCTCCGCCCCATCGGTCTGCACTAGCAGGCCAGCGTTTACCCACTTCTGGTACCGCTCGGCCATGCGTCGGTTGTCGTGATTGGCCACAGTGTCCTCAGGCACCCAAAATCGAGGCGCCACACTGTAGTAGTGCCGCTTCCCGTCGATGTCCCGCCAGAACAGGCGCGCCATGCTATTCATGTCCAACTTGCGTGCCAGGTCGAATGCCAGCACGCACGGTTGACCCTCGAACTGCTCCAGCGTCAGGGTGACGTCCTTCAGCGCCTCCCACTGGGCGACGTTGAAAAAGCCGGCCTTGGCCGTCACCCACACGCCCAGGTGCTTGGTCTTGAACGTGTTGGTGAAGCGCGCCTGCTGAACAGCGCGGCGCTGCTGGCTTTCCAGATACTCCTGATAGACCGACACACCGATGTTCGGATTGGCCTTGGCCAGGACGGCCGGGTCTTTCCAATCGTCACCCTCGTCAATGGTCCACACCCAGCCGAACAGCTCCTCATTCGGGACAGTGCCCTCGAGCATTTCCAGAACTTCGCGGCGCTTGTCGTAGCACGGCCCTTCGATATTGAAGCCTGCCGTGGTGATCATGAACATCAGCGGCTGCTTACGGGCACCCATGCCGGTCAGCATGGTGGTATAGAGCGCGTCCGAGTCATGCTCGTGATACTCGTCAACAATGGAGCAAGACGGGCTGGCACCATCGCCTGGGTTGCCGATCAACGGCTCGAATCGGCTTCCATCGGCTGGCCTGTTCAGATTCGAGGCGTTGACCTCGATGCCCGCAGCCTCGATCAACATCGGTGAACGCTTGACCATCAACCGAGCGGGACGGAACACCTCCCACGCCTGCTTCTCCGTTGTGGCTCCCGAGTAGACCTCCGCGCCGAATTCGTCGTCCAGGCAGAACATCGCCAGGCCAACGCCGGCGGCGATCACCGACTTCCCATTCTTTCGATTTACTTCCCAGTAGCTCTCGCGAAAGCGGCGCATCTTGTCGCGCTTACGCTTCCAGCCAAAGGTGCAGGCCAGGCCGAACTTCTGCCAGGGCTCCAGCGTCACCAGCTGACGCTTGAATGCCCACTCACCTTTCGTGTGCGGCAGCAACTCGATCAAGGCGATCTTTCGCTGAGCCTCCTTTGGGTCGAAGAAGTACGGACAGTCATCGTCCTTGGCGCGATCGAGATCGTCCAGATGCCGTTGGCAGGCGAGGATCACATACCGGCACGCAGGAATCTTTCCCTTAACCACGTCCTTGGCGAACTTCAGCGCGGCATCAACAGCGGGATACTTAGCCATTCATCAACACGGCAAACGGATTGCCGCCCCCTTCTGGCTTCTTGCCCATGATTCGCTGCCGGCTCGATGGATCCAGCCCCAGCATCCCGCCGTAGGTGGCCATCATCGCGGTAGCCTCCTTGAGTGCCGTGAGCGCCGGATTCTTGACGACGCCGCCTGTGGCGCCTGCAACGGTTACGCCGTTTTCCTTCACATCAACCTGAGCCATGCGGAACTGGTCATAGGCGTTGCAGTAAACCTCGAGGTTCTGCACGTCGGTCGCCTCGAGAACGCGCTCTCGGCACAACAACGGAGCCAACGTCTCCCACAGGACGCGGCCGTCATCGCCCATCCAGATCGGGCAATCGATATTGCGAACCAGACCAAAGTCCGGCTCTGACTTGTTTAGCGCCCGCTTTCCCGGGTTGCCGGCCAGCTCTTTCTTGGCCGTGGGTTTCGGGCGACGGCCAGAGCGCCCAGCAGCACCTGCCATCGGGCCTCCGGTTTAAATTTCATTTTTCGCGGGCGTAAAAATTTGACTGGGGGCGCGGCTGATTCCCGATAGGGGCCTGGACTTTCGCCCCACCCCTCCCCCGGGGCCTCGAAATGTCGTTTTTTTGACACATTCGGACATTATTGCTCAAAAATGAGGCAAATCCGCATCGGAGCCTAGGGTTTTCCCTTTATCGACCGTTCCTCACGCTGCTTTTCACCGCTGTGGCACGAGAGGCAGAGGGACTGAAAAGGTCCTGCCCAGAACATCTCCGGGTCGCCGCGGTGCGGCGTGATGTGGTCGCACACCACAGCCTCTTCCACCTTCCCGCTCCTCATGCAGTAGGCGCACAAGGGCTCCGCCGCGAGTTGCCGCTTACGCAGGGCCCGCCACTTCGTCGTGGTGTACCAGGCGCTGAACTGCCCGGCACTCCCGCGCTTGGCCTGCTGAGCCTGCTCCTGATGCTGGTCACAGTAGCCGTTGGCATTGCGGTGAATGGCGTTGCAGCCTCGGTGCCGGCACGGCCGGTTAGGACGCTGTGGCATCTAGCGACCCTGGCGCTGCAACCCGTAGGTGCGATGCAGCGCGTCTGCAACTGGTCCGCCATCACGGATGTCGGATTCGATCAACAGCGCGACTTCGGAGGCCTGTTGTTGGCCTCGCTCAGGCTGAAGCACCTCAACATCCAAGCCGCCGTCAAGCACCACTGCCTTCACACCTTCAGGGAGGAGTACTTCCATCCTCTGCATAAGCGCGTCTACCGCGCGTTTCGGCATCACCTGCTGGCACTTGATAACCAATATGTCACCAGACTGCAGGTTAGCCACCTTCACACTATCAAATACAGAGCTAGCCAGCATGAAGTCTCCCGTAACAGTGAAACAGGCAGGGCATTAGCTCCAGCCCCTTGATGGCGTAGACAGAACGGAATCGAATGCGCCTGCCTGCTATGCGCCCCTGGGCATCAAGGCGGCTCGGGTTGTCGTGAACCTTGATCCAGCCGCCTGAGGTGCTGACCTCCAGCACGCGGGCAAAGCGCTCGCCGGTGTCCACATCAATGACCGTTGCACCCCTTGCGTTCTCTGCTGTGTAGAGCACTTCGCTCTCCTCGGGATAGGTGCCGCCACCGAGTGATCCGCCCCTGAAGCAATGTGCGTGATCGTCGGGCGTGCTCGGTGGCAGCGAAAACAAGAAGGCCACCCATCGGTGGCCAGGTCAGATTGCTGACGGGTTCAGGTCTTTCACTCAGCTCCGTCGCCTTGTGCAATCTGGTGCGTGCCTTCTACCCCAGCACGCATGCGACGGATGGTTCGCTGCTGCAGCCAGTGCATGGCTTCTTCAATCTTGGTCAGTGCCAATGCATTCTCACGGCACGAGAAGGGGCCAGACTGAAAGCTGCGCAGGCGATCAACGACAACCGCAAGCAGTGCTTCTTGTGTCAGCCCATTCACGCCGACCTCATTAATGGGGCCGTTTTGGAACCGGATGACTGTCGCAGTCTCATCAGCACCCTTTGCGTGATAGCCACGCACCTGATAGACATGGTGCGCGCCGCCAACCCCGGGCTCATCAATTGCTTCAACGACCAGCTTGTCATTGACCGGATTGACTACGTGATCAGTGATAGGGCGGGCTTGCGTCATGAGAACTCCAAAATAAAAAAGCCGCCGAGGATAACCAGGGCGGCAGATGCCGGCTTTCGGCCAGCAAGGAGACAAACAAAAAAGCCCACAAGCATCTGCTGCGGGCTGTAGGCGCGTCTACCCCTCTCTAGCTACCTGCACCGCTACGGGCTGCATGCAGGGCATTGGACGGTGACGACTGGTGGCAAGATTTTTCTTGCGACCGACAGCGCAATTCTAAAGGCAGGCGACCCAGTGTCAAGCCCTGCCATGCAACCGGGAGCGTATGCCCTGCCGAGCGCGCCCGACACAGTCTTCCATATAGGCGAGGAGCTTTCGCCCATGCTCACCGCCTGGAACCTTGCCATGGCCCGCGCCCCCGCAAGACCTACAGGCGACAGACGACAACTCCCCAGCTCGAGGCGACAGTTGGAACTTGCGGCCGCTGCATGCGGCGCATACCGGTTTGAGCCAATGCAAGAGCACAGCACAGCAAACGGACTCCGTCTCTGGGCATTGATCCAGCGCTGCAGTCAGCTGCAGGTGCAAGCGCACCTCAGGGAGCATCTTGAGCATGCGCATGGTTTCCTTGAGCTCAGCAACAAACCCGTCTTCAAGGCGCTTGCGTGCAGCATCAGAGTGTTCCTTCTCCACCTGCTTCGATTGCTTCGCCGTGGCGATATCCCGAGCCAGCTGCGCAATCTGTTTGCGGGTCGCCTGACGAGGGATCTGGCAGCCGCGGCGTGCAGCTGCATCCCACTCGCTGTGCAGGCGCATCAATGCAGCGCCGAAGCGCGACTTGCTCCAGCCGGCGGCAATCAAGTAGTCGGCATCGCCTTGCACGCCTGCCTCAACTCGCAGGCTGCTCGATTGGGTCGCGCTGGCGTAGCGTTCCTGAGTCGTTGGTGTATCAGTCATCCTGTCCTCTTTCTTCAATTGCCCATCAAGCGCCGCACGGTCACGTTCAGCGCGTCCAGTTCGCTCATCTTTTTGATTGCCCACATGCGGCGCTGGCCGTGCAGCCCCATCAGCGGGCCGCGATGGCAGCTCTCGCACAAGGCCACGACGGTGTATTGCTGGCGCTGCTCGATGTGGTGCGCCTCGCTGGGCCCGGCCTGGTCGCAGACGCTGCAGGGCAGCTCCTTGACCGCTGCCAGGTGGGCGCGCTCTTTGTCGCTCAGTCGATTCAGCATCCGGCGCCCTCCTGCTCCAGTGCGCTCAGCGCCAGCTCCAGGGCGGCCAGTGCATTCCATGCTTCATGTGCCAGATGCGGAAGCCCACTTTCTGAATCAGAAGCCTCGATCGCACCCTGCAGACGATGGCGGTCCTTGGCTGCAACGTAGCGGCGCCGCCCATCCGGCACACTGCGCCAGCCTTCCTCGGTGTACTTGCGCGCACCATATGCAGCGACCTCGGCAACGGCCAGCAAGGCGCGTGGAAAGCCGTTCAGAACCAGATCAGGCCTAGCTTTGCCCGCATCCAGCTTGGCGCCGGGCTCATGAGGATTGCAGCCGTTCGGGTCGCGCTGCTCTATCGTGCCCGTTGTCACATTCACCACCATGCGCGCCCCCTGTCCTATACCGCCACCAGACTGCCGTAGTCGTCGACCACGCAGACCATGCTGCCGCCCACCTGCACCCGGTTGCAGCAGCGGTTCTCCATCCAGTGCTCGATCAGATAGCGGCCATCGCTCAGGCGCTCATAGGTCGGCCACACCAGCCGCGTGATGCGCGAAGCGCTGGGCGGCTTGCGCTGGCCAGCCAGGGGCACGACCTTGCCAAAGAATGCGGGGTTCAGTGCCTGGGTCATTTGATCACCCGCACTTCCCGCCCCAGCAGAGCCTTCATCAGGTGGCGCTTGATCTTGAATTCAGGGGTCTCTACGCCCTTCACATCCTCGATCACCTCGGCGCCCTGCTCCAGGTACACGAAGTCGGCGATGTAGCGAATCGCAGGACGGGCGCGCGCAGCGCCAGCAAACTTGACTGATGGAACCATCTCGAACACCACCTGCCGGCGCAGATCGCTGATGTGGCCGCCGCGCTGCAGCATCTGCAGGTGTGACCAGCGGTGGAGCTCGGCCAAGCTGTCGAACTTGCCGCCACCCGCTGCAGTGATCTTCCTGTTGCCGTACTTGGAGCCCGGGGTCCTGGGAACCAGTTTCAGCGTGTGTCCCGTCAACTTCATTTTCTTGTTCACTCTGTCGCCCTCCCGCGAAAGCTTTCCCACTGGAACGGCATAACGTCGCCGCCATCCTCACGCAGGCGATCCATCACACGCTCCCCCAGGAACGCGGCAACATCGTCTATGGAAAGGTTTGACAAGAACAGTGACGGCTTACGCTTCTCGTAGCGCTCGTTGAGCACGTCAAACAGCAGGTTCTTTTCAAAATCGCTGCCAAACTGCACTCCAACCTCATCCAAGATCAAGAGGTCTGGGAACACCATCGCAGCAATGGCTTCGCCTTCGGTCTCTCCACTGCGCTTGGCCCAGGTGTCCTTGATGCGACGGACAGCGCGGGCGACCGTGCTAAACAGCACTGAAGCACCATGCGTGTGCATGACCTGCATGCCGATACCGACGGCTAAGTGCGTCTTACCTGTGCCGACGTTGCCAACGAAGATCGCGCCACGGCCCTTGCTCTGCACCGCGGAGAAGTTGTCTGCGTAGTCCTTGGCGAAGCGCAACGCTGCCTGCTGCTCCGGGGTCTCCGCTATGTAGTTGCGCAAGCGGCAGCTCTGGAAGCGCTCAGGGATGGCGGCCGAACCAAGGCGCTTCTCCCACGCTTCGCGGGCACGACGCTTTTGCTCGTCCTGGGCCTGAGCATCTTCTTTAGCCTTCGCTTCATCAGCGCACAGGTTGCACTTGGTCCAGATGTCGCCCAGATGGCAACGGCTCAGAAACAAGCCATGCGTCGGGCAGGTGCTCTCGCGCGTCAAGGGCGGGCGGTGTATGCGGGATGCAAGCAAGTCCATCAGATCTTCCTCGCTTGGCCGTAGTTCACGCCGCCGAAGTTGTCACGCACCGGGGTTTTGGAGGTCTTGGGGCGACCAGTCAAATCAGCTGGCTTGAGCCAATCGGCCTGCAGACCCTGACTGCCGCGCAGACACCAAATCTGCAGAAAGTTCTCCAGATCCAGCGATGCCTTCTCAGCCTCGGCAATAGCCAGCGTCAGGACGGTCATGCTCACCGGCGCATTTTTGGCTTTACGCAGTGCCAGCCAATCAGACCATGTCTGCTCGGTGACGCCATCAGGTCGGGGTAGTGCTGGCGCAGCCATGCGCGGCGCCCTTTCTTTCTTTAAAGGTTCTTTTACAGGTTCAGTTACTGGTTTATGTGAACCTGCTTCACCACCCTGGTGAACGTCGTTCACTACGTTTGGAACGTGGTTCACTACCCCTGGTGAACGTGCTTCACTACCCTGGTGAACGTGCTTCACTACCAAAAATGGATCATTCGGCAGTGCTGGCGCCTTCTCGGGAACACCAAAACTGAGGTTCAAGACATAGTGATTCGACAGCTTCAGAGCACCCTTTGCGCGGTTCATCGCACGGATGTAGCCGGACTCCTCCAGCTTCTTGACCTGATCCATGACAGATCGACGAGTGAGCCCGCAGTCTTCAGCCAGGCGCTCATGACTGGGGTCGCATCGTCCCGTATCGCTGTTGTGACGCTCTGCCAGCATGATGAGCACCAACTTTTGGGTGCTGGGCAGCTGCTGACGGACGGCCCATGCAAGTGCAGACCAGCTCATGCAGCCACCTCGCTGCTCATCTTCTCGCGCACCTGATGCTGGCACCACAGGCCTGCAATCCACTCCACACCCTTGGCGGTGAACTTGTAGTGAACGAAGGCGTGCGAAGTGTCGCCATGCTCCGCCGTGCCCGTCTTGGCCTCAAAGCGGCCGTTGTGCATGTGCTCTGCGCGCGGCGTCAGCGGGCCCTGTGGCGTGGTGCGGTACATCAGTCCGCGCTTGAGCAGGAAGTCAGTGAATGCGTTCAGCTTGGCGCCGAGGAGCTTGCATACCTCACGAACGCCCATGCTGCCAGTACTTGGCTGCACGTATCGGTCGACAAACTCAACCTTGGGGGCAGCCAGCGCCAGCCGCGCCTCAGCCTCGATGCGGGCCTGCTCCGAGTCCATTGCCAGCTTGAGAATGTCCAGGCGTGTCAGCTGTGCTGGCGCAGGCTGCAGGTCCTCCAGCTCCTGCCAGCGCTTGACCACCTTCATGCGAGCCACTGGGTCATAGCCCAGCAGCAGCGTCAGGCTGGTGTCCTTGTCCAGCTCGTATTGGGGATAGCTCTGCTCGTTCTCGCCCACGTAAGTGCTTGAAAAACAAACAGAACGCAATTCTGCGTTTTGCTGCAGCGCGTCCATCATGCTGCGGATGTCGCGCATCACGTCAGCATGGCGCTTGCCCGTCAGCTCCGCAATGTCGCGGCTGCTCATGGTCAGAGCCGTGGAGGTGGTGATGGCATTCATCAGGAAGCCCTCCGCTCGCCTGCTGGCTTGCCTGCCTCGTTCACAGCACGGGCGGCCTGGCGCAGCTTGCGCAGCACTTCTTCAGCCTCGGCAATCTCGCGCTCGATCTGCGCCATCTCGTTATCGGTGATCACGCCGTCCTGCATGGCCTCGATCACAGCGCTGGTCACATGGGAGGTCTCCAGCACCAGCTTCGAGACCTTGGCAACGGGGCTGGCAATTTCGCCGGCAGGCTCTGTCACCAACTCAAAGCGGCCGCCGCACTCCTGGGCCACCATCGCGGCATAGTCATAGCAGTGGGGGCGGCCTTCTTCGCAGGCAATGCGGGCAATGGTCAGTGCATCCACCGCGCCCAGCTTGTGAGAGGCCGCGCCGGACAGCTCCTTGCGCAGAACCTCGCCAGTCTTGCCAATACGAACGGCCACCACTTCGCGGCCGCCAGGATAGTTATCTACGCCACGGCGCAGGGCATCAAGTGTGCTCATGTCCGGTTCTCCAGAAAAAGGACGTTGCGGGCTGGGCCGCGGGGAAAGACACTGGCTGCATGGAAATAAATGCAACCGAAAGAAGAGGGAGTGACGCGCAGTTAAGCGGCGGGCGGTGGCTGGTCCGGATTGCCGGGCTCGGCAGAAGGACGGAGCCATTCGTGCACCAACTGCACGGCGGGTGGTATGCCTCGGCGCTTCCAGTTGTTGACTCGGCGCGATCCGTTGAGTGAGCACCAACCAAGTCGGTTGGCAACAGCGGTGCTTCCACCAAGGCGATCAATCAGTTTTGTGGCTGGTGCGTTCATGCCTGCAATTAAACACCATGTTCGGATTAACCGCAACAGCATGTTTAAACAATAAGTTTAAAAATTACACCTATGCATCCAGTAACCGAACGCATTTACCAGGCCGTGGCCCATATCACCGGTAAGTCCGACATCGGGCCTACTGACGTTTCCCTGTTTCTGGGGCTAGCCAACTCCCAGACCGCCAAAAACTGGGAGTCGCGAGGCCCCTCCAGCGACGGCCTTGTGGCCGCTGCTGAGCGGGGCATCAGCGTGAAGTGGTTACGACAAGGCACCGGACCAATGACAACAGACTCAATAACAACCGAACCCTCTAACGTTGAGCCAGCGCTTGAGCTGAAGAAATCTCGTCGCGTCCCAGTCACGGGGAGCGTCCGCGGTGGACCCGATGGCTATCTAGTTCAAGACAACGGCACTGAAGGCTGGGTTGAGTACTGGACTGGCGACCCTCGCGCATATGCTTTGCGCATCAAGGGCGACTCCATGCATCCTCGCTACCGCGCTGGAGAGTACGTAGTCGTCACCCCCAGCATTGAGGCGCAATCAGGCCGTGATGTGGTCGTCAAGCTGATTGACGGGAAGTGCTTGCTCAAACAGTTCAACTGGACTCGGGGCGATGAAATGCAGTTCGTGAGCATCAACAATGGCTACGAGCCAATGACGATCAGCAAAGAGGACATCGAGTGCGTCGACCGCGTGGCAGGCTGTGTTGGCCCTGACGCCATGGTTTTCTAAGCCTTACCGCTCCGTAATCAGCCCGCTTAGGCGGGCTTTTTCACGCCCATAAAAAAACACCATGTTCAAACACTGTGTTGACATCTGCAGAACACCATGTTTAAATCCATTCAACGCCGCAATCACCGTGTTGCTGGCGCCGGGTGCCAAGCGATCGAGCCGCGTGCCACGGGTCTTTAAAAATCCAAAGTGGAAATGGCCGGCCGCCGTGATCAACAGCGTCTGGCGCGGGTTAAACCCGTCCCCAAGCCGAGCAAGTCGGTACACGGGGCAAGCAGTCCGGGCATGTGGGTTCACTCCTGCATGTTCACGCCGAGAGGGGACTGCACGCGGAAAGAAGTGCAACGCGTGAGACCAGAGCACTGCTGAATAGATGCCAGCGAAAGCATCCCAACCAGGCAGCCGCGCGCTGCGAAGGAGAACACATGCGAGACAAATAGGCCGGACGACCCGGCCCACCACTCAAAACACTCGCCACCCCTGGGCGATACCAGGGCCATCCGGCGTGACCACTCGAGCAGGTACGGCAGTTCAGGAATGGGCCTGGGCTGGCGGCAATTAGGAACACGGCGCTTGCGTCGTGGCGACAGTGGTCACGCCAGATGGCGCGGCAACCCTTCTTAAACCCAAGTGCGCAAACTTGTAGCTGGACCCTCATCTGGCGAACCCGCTGCGCCATCTACCCTTTCAGCCGGGTCTGGGGCTTACCTCATCCCTCCAATCCTTCCTCCCCAGGCGTGACCCGAAAGGTCACCGGCTCTTTATCCAGGCCCGCGAGCGTTTGCAGCGGGCTTTTTCTTTGCCCAAAGGAGACTCCATGCATTCCGCTCCCGCTACCACCCCGACGACAAAGCTGCTGATCGCGGCGCAATGGGCGCTCACAGGCCTCGGCCTCTTCTGCCTGGTCGGCGCGGTCGTGGTGATGACCCTCACGCCCGAAGCATGGCCCGTCTGATTAATCATTTTTGATAGCCGATCGCGCTTGCTGCATAAGCGCCAAGGAGTGAAACGATGACAAAGCTACTTGAAGCCCTGATCTTGATCGTCGCCCTCTGCATGGGTCTGGCCTGGCTTGCTGTGCCGGATGCCCAGGCCGATGAGCCCCAGACCATCGCCCAGAACCTGCGCGATGAGTTCGCCTGCCCGGGCATGCATGCCGAATGGCTGGACGACAAGACCGTGCAATGCCTGAAAGAGCTGCCGTGATTGCGGCGCCCGCCTCCTTCCAATCCGCCACCGCTCCGGTGGCTTTCTCTTTTCTGGAGACCCGATGTTCAAGAACATGACCATGTACCGTATTGCCGAAAGCTGGCAGAGCGATCTGCAGCTGCTGGAAGATGCGCTGCAAAAGACAGTCTTTGAGGAGTGCGGTGCGACCCAGGAGCGCTCCGTGGGCTGGGTGCCACCGCGCGGCGAGGCTCACGGCGCTCTGGTCGAATCCGTGGCAGGTCAATGGGTGATGCGCTTCATGACCGAGGCGAAGGTGCTGCCGGCCAGCGTGCTCAATCGCAAGGTCAACGAGAAAGCTGAGCACATCGAAAAGACCGAGGGCCGCAAGCCAGGAAAGAAGGAAAAGCGCGACCTCAAGGACGAGGCCAAGCTGGACCTGCTGCCCATGGCCTTCACCAAGCAGGGCAGCATGTGGGTCTGGATCGATCCGCAGGCCCGCACTCTGGTACTCGACACCAGCGCCCAGGGCCGCGCCGACGAGGTGGTAACGCTGCTGGTCGAAGGCCTGCCCGGCTTTGCCCTGGCACTGCTGGATACCCAGACCAGCCCACAGGCCGCCATGGCGCATTGGCTGATGACGCAGGAGCCGCCCACCGGCTTCACCGCAGACCGCGAGACAGAGCTGAAGGCCACGGACGAGTCAAAGGCCGTGGTGCGCTATGCCCGCCACCCGCTGGATATTGATGAGGTCCGCCAGCACATCGAGCACGGCAAGCTACCCACCAAGCTGGCCATGACCTGGGATGACCGCGTGAGCTTTGTGCTGACCGAGGGCCTGCAGATCAAGAACATCACGCTGCTGGATGCGGTCATGGACGGCAACAGCAAGGATGACAGCGGCTTTGATACCGATGTGACCATTGCCACCGGTGAGCTGTCCCGCCTGATTCCCGACCTGATCGAAGCGCTGGGCGGTGAAGGTCGAACCGGCCTGGGCGACCTGCCCGCCTCGCTTCAGAACGCGCCTCCTGCGGAAACTCTGCCGGTAAGGATTGCCAGGACCGCGCCCGCCCCTCACTGCGAAGCTGCTGGCGACGGTCCGGACCCGCTCTATGCCGAGGCAGTGGAACTGGTGCGCAAGGACCGGAAGCCAAGTATCTCGTATGTGCAGCGCAAGCTGCTGATCGGCTACAACCGCGCCGCCGCACTGCTGGAGCGCATGGAAGCCGAGGGGCTGGTGTCACGAATGGATGCCAGCGGGCAACGCGCGCTCCTGACGCCCGCTACCCAGACGCCCAGCGCCAGCCACTGACCATGTATTCATAGATTTGCATGAACTGGGCCGAGTGCCCACATCAATGAATCGACTGCCCGCCCCTGAGCGGGCTTTTTGCTTTCTGGAGCCCTATGCTTACCCCTCAATTTGTGTTGGCACTGTCTGCCAAGCTGGTGATTGACCTGTTTGCCGGTGGCGGCGGAGCCAGCACAGGCATTGAGCAGGCCATCGGCCGCCACGTTGACATTGCAATCAACCATGACGCCGACGCCATCGGCATGCATGAAGCGAACCACCCCCAGACGCGCCACTACCGCGCCGACATCTGGGAGGTCTGCCCCCGTCAAGCCACGGGCGGTCAGCCGGTGGGACTGCTGCATGCTTCCCCGGACTGCACCCACCACAGCCAGGCGCTGGGCGGCCAGCCGCGCAGCAAAGAGATTCGCTCCCTGGCCTGGGTCGTGCCTCGCTGGGGCGGCATCGCCAAGCCTGATGTCATCACCCTGGAGAACGTGGAGCAAATGCTGCTCTGGTGCAGGCTGATTGCCAAGCGCTGCCCGGAAACCGGCCGCGTTGTTACGCTGGACAAGATCAAGGATGCATCAGGCAAGGTTACATACCGCGTGGCTGAGCCAGGCGAGCGCGTGCCGCGCGGCAATCAGTACCTTGTGCCGGACAAGAAACAGCTTGGCAAGACCTGGAATCGCTTTGTGCTGATGCTTCGCAATCAGGGCTATGTCGTGCAGTGGCGCGTGATCTGCAATGCAGACCTAGGCTGCCACAGCACCCGAACTCGCCTGTACATGATCGCGCGCAGGGACGGTCTGCCCATCGTCTGGCCCGAAAAGACCCATGCCAAGAAGCCTGTTGGCAAACTCAAACCCCACAAGCCAGCCGCCGACTGCATCGACTGGAGCATTCCCGGCACGAGCATATTCGGTCGGAAGAAGCCATTGGCCGATGCCACGATGCGCCGCATTCAGCACGGCATGCAGAAGTATGTGATTGGCAGCAAAGATCCATTCATTGCCCCAGCTGCAGCACACGCAGCCTTCATCACCAAGTTCAACACCGGCTCTGTCGGCGTGGATCTACGTGAGTCTGTGCCTACCGTGACGGCGGGCGGAAATCCAGTGCGGCCCGGTACCGGCACCACAATTGGACTAGTTGCCGCTTCCATGGTTCAGGTTGGGTATGGGGAGCGCAAGGGCCAAGAGCCGCGCGCCATGGATATTGAATCAGCCATCGGCACCATGGTTGCGGGCAGCGTCAAGCATGCGGTGGCGTCTGCATATCTTGTGCAGGCGGGTCACGGCGAAGGCTCAGGCGCCACAAAGCGCCGCAGCCACGGCACGAACGACATCACCGGGTCCGTGGGCACAGTGACGGCCAGCGGCGGCGGGCAGAGCCTTGCCACGGCCTTCATGGTGCAAGCGAATGGCGGATTCAACACCACACCGGCAAGGGATCTGCGAGAGGGCATGTCCACAGTCACGACCAGCGGCAGCCAGCAGCAGCTGATTACCGCAAAGCTGGAGCAGCCGAGACTGAGCCCGGAGCATGAGGCCGGCGCCCTGCGCTGTGCTGCATTCCTGATGCGATACCACGGCAGCGGCGGGCAGTGGGCGGACCTGCGCGAGCCGGTCACAACAATCACCACCCGCGACCGCCTCGCACTGGTGACCGTCTGGCTCAAGGGAGAGCCCTGGGTAATCGTAGACATCACGCTGCGCATGCTGGTGCCGCGCGAGCTCTACAACGCTCAGGACTTTCCGCCGAACTACATCATCGACCGCACGGCCGCAGGCAAGCCCCTGACGAAAACGGCACAGGTGCGAATGGCCGGCAATAGCGTCAGCCCCCTACCCATGCGGCTGATCGTGGCCGCGAACTACAGCGAAGCAGGCCAGGCCCGAAAAGTCGCCTGACCACCAACACCCAAGCCCGCCGCCGCGGGCTTTTCTCATTCTGGGAGCCACCTATATGCAAAACAAGATCACGATCGCTGATGCACCTGACTGCTTGAACACCAATGACAAGGCTATGTGGGTGCTGGGCTATGAAGCGGCGATTGAAGCGCGCGGCCAGTGCCTGCACCAGATTCAGGAGCCAGCCGCAGCAGATGTCCTCACCTCTGGAGCAGCAGCACTCAGCGAATACCTGAAAACCTGCGAGCAGCACGCGATCGTGCCGGATATTGGCGGCGCGTTTGCCTCCGCATTCACAGCAGGCTTCAACCTCTCCGCTTCCCAGGCAGCGCTGCCCAAGAGCGAATACCTGGAAGGGGTGAACATCCCAAATCTGCGCGAAGCCTTGATCTTCCTCGGGCGCGAGAACGGAGTGGGAGAAGGCGAGGTTGGCGACAAGCTGGCCCAATACGTGAACTCCGTGGCGTCCGGTGTACTGAGAAAAAAGGCAACCCTGCGCGAAGCACCCCAGGCAGCGCCCGCAGCCGTGGCAGAGCCCCAGGACTTGCGCGCTGCGGCGCAGGCAGCACTGGACTGGTTGGAAGAGGACGGCCTGAACCTCACGCACAACGTCCGCGAAAATTTGCGCGCCGCGCTTGCCGCCACCCCGGCAGCGCCTGCAGCAGCCGCGCCAGTGGTACTGCCAGAGCCTGATGCACCCATCAAGGAAGTGATGACGCTGGTTGAGCTGCATCGCCAAGAAATCATCAAGGTTATGGATGAAGAAGGATCTTTAGTGGATGTGCAGTCTGCTCAAGACGCCATCGAATCCAAGCTGCGCGCCCTGCTGGCTACTGCTACCGGACTTCCCGCGCAGGCGGCGAAACCGAGCGGCCTTCTGACGGTTGACGAGTACCAAGCCAAGTATCTGCACATTCACAAAATGAGTGACGATGAGCGATACGGATACGAATCCCTTTACAACGAAATCGTGTCCGGGCTGCAAATGCCAGCCGCAGAACCCCTGGCGCAGGCATTCCAACAGCGAGTTCAGCCCTGGATGATGGCCTGCTTCGGCGCCGAAATCTCCGCTGACCGCATTGAGCGCAACCACCGCTTTCTGGAAGAGGCCCTGGAGCTGGTGCAGTCGTGCGGCTGCACGGCCAGCGAAGCGCATCAGCTTGTTGACTACGTGTACGGCCGCCCCTGGGGTGAGCCCGCTCAGGAAGCCGGCGGCGTGATGGTCACTCTGGCCGCGCTGTGCCTGGCCAACGGCCTCGATATGCATGCATGCGGCGAAACGGAGCTGGCGCGCATCTGGACAAAGGTCGAAGCCATCCGGGCCAAGCAGGCAGCAAAGCCGAAGCATTCGCCCCTGCCCATGCATGTGGCTCAGGCAGACGCGCGGGATGCTGAGTCTGACTATCAGCGCGGCTATCGCCATGGCTACAACCGGCGCGATGCAGAAGTGCAGGGAGCGCTCCTGTGATCGCCCAGCTATTCATCGCACTGTTTGGCGTCACAGCCGTGGCGCTTTCTCAATCGACCATGGCCGCGCGCCGCCGCTGGGCCTCAGTCTTCGGCCTCGTCGGCCAGCCATTCTGGTTCTATGCAGCCTGGGAAACCCAGCAATGGGGAATCTTTGCTCTGTGCGTGCTTTACACGATCACATGGGGCAAAGGCTTCTACACCAACTGGATAAGCATCGACCGCGCCGCTATCGCGGCAGCAAAGGGGGAGTGATGTCCAAAGCACACGACGATTTCAGCGCGGCATTCGACCGCTTTCTTGATGAAGTCGGGATTGCCGACGCCATGTCGGTTGCAACCGGCATGTTTGTCTCCTTGGTGGTTGGATACCTCAAGCACAAGGGCGAAGACACCAGCAAGCCCATCACCATCAACGGCGGCGATCAACGCGATGTGACCATTCACCCGCCCAAGACCGCACAGCGCGCCGCCCAGGCAGCGCAAGGGGGTGAGTGATGGGCGAGACGTGCCTATTTATCAGCCTCGGCGCAACTGTTCTAGCCGCGGCTTACTGCATAGGACGAGTTGACGGCTACTGGAAGCGCGCAGAAGAAGAACGGCGCGCCCCGGCGAATCAGTCCGAAGGCTGAGCAAGGGCAATGCCCTCGCCTGACTTATCCACGTTCTCCAGCTTATTCCTGTGCTCACACGCCGGGCACAGGAAGTAGCAGCCTTGCGCATCCACTTCTGGTTCAACGGCACTGAACATCACAAGCAAGCCGCAGTGTTTGCATTTCCACATATGACCTCCCGGCCAAAAACGGGAAAACAGGATAGCACCATGACAAAGCGCAAGCGCTATTTTGAGGCGCGCAGCAATGAAGGCATATCGAGCCTGGGACTGTGCATTGGCTATGACGCCAGCGCTGGTGTGATCGCATCTTGGGATGCAGCAAAGCGCGAAGAGTTTGAAATCTATGCCGAGCGCGTGCACCTGAAAGCGTCCGATAACCCAGTGCAAGTACCGCCCCGGCCATCGTGGCTCCCAGATCCATGGCAGGGAGCCGATGACGATTGGGGCAAAGGCCCGACCATCATCCACGACCAGGCTGCGCAAGGGGGGGAGTGATGTTCTTCGACTTGCCCTCAGACAAAACGTGCATCCATCCGGAGCACGACCCGCCAACTGGACTCTACATCCCGCCAGGTAAGGGATACCGCCATGTCTGCCCCGCCTGCAAGACGGTCAAAGACGTTATCCCACCGCAGTATTCGCTCACCCAGCGCGCCAAGCCACAGAAGGAGCAGAGCAATGTTGATCCAGTACCGTGGCCACGTGCCGACCCCAAAGCGCTTGCCGCGTTCGATCCTGCGACAAAGGTTTGCAGCCACAACTGTGGGCAGGCCGTGGGCGATCCACGGTCGGAAAACGAATGCAAGTTTCTGTGCGACTTGTGCTGGCGAGTTGAAAAGGAGCAGAGCAAGTGAGCGCCCTTTCCAGACTTTCCCGAACGGGAATGAATCAGCAAAACAGACCGCCTGAACGCACATATTTCCCGCTCGGGAATATCGATAACCGGAGCCCCGCCACTGAGCGGGGTTCTGCATTTAAGGACCATCGAATGAGCAATTTCCGCGATTACGTCACCAGCACAGCCTTTGCGCTGACCATCAGCCACCGTCAGATCCAGTGCATGTGCAGCCTTCATCACTTCGGCTCTACCTGGGCACTGATCACCACGTTCCAGGCGCTCGAGCGCAAGGGTTTGGTGGAGCGCATCAAGCAAGAAGAACAGCACAAAGAAGGCGCGACCATCCGCCTGACAGACGCCGGCCTCGCCTGCATTCCCCTCCTGGTGCTGGCCGGCCTGTATGTTGAGCCACCGGAGTGGGTGAGCAACCCTCCGCCAAAAGGGCCAGAACTCGAATGCGTGGCCATAACAGAGCCTGGCCAGAAGACGAAAATCGTTTTCCGCGAAAAGCAGTCGGAAGCCACTGAACCTCAAGAGGTGAGCTGATGCTTGAGCCCCTCTGAGGCGCCGCCCCTGATTGCAAGGAGAAGGCTAAAAAGCATGGCTAGCGCTTGTCTAGTGGCACTCCCTGAGACTCCAAAAATTTCTCGACTCTGCTGCTAGCTTCGTTTGTGTTCACATCGAGGTAGGACAAGAGGCCAACGATAGAGGCCCAATGGAATTCTGATGGATCACCCTTGTAACGGAGCTCCACCTCAATATGGCTTTTTAATTGACGCAAGGATTCGACAGCAATAGACAAGGCCTTGGCGCATTCAACATCAACTGATGCGATTACCTGAATGCAATCTGCTCCGGGTAAGAACACACGGCGCAACATCTCCGAAACAACTTTCAAGCTCGACTCCGCAGCAGGAAGTTTCGAGCAGTCCTTATGCAACGTTGAAAATATCTCCGCGCTAATTCGCAAACGAGATGCCAGTGGAATCATCTCAAGCTGCGCATTTAGTTTGGCGGTCGTTACTAAGGATTGCTTCGCCTTACGGTCTGTTAGTTTTGCGAGCAAAAAGGATCCTGCAATTGCACCAATTGACCCCCAAGCCTGAACCCAGGATGCACACTCGCTTTTGTTGAGCCCAATATCAATCAGCATGCAAGACTGCCACACGTCATAAGCCATTTTTCTCCCCTTCTCTGACTGGGGAAGTATGCCAACACCAGCCCGCCATCGAGCGGGCTTTTCTCTTTCTGGGAGCCACCTATATGAACATGACGCCCTGCGTCCTCGATGCCTGCTGCGGCAGTCGAATGATGTGGTTCGACAAGACCGACTCGCGCGCGGTATTTGTTGACCAGCGCAGCGAAACCATCATCGTGACGGACAACTCGCGGGGAAATGCATCTGGCCAGCGTGTTCTGCGAATTGAGCCCGACTGTCTGATGGACTTCCGCGCGCTGACCTTCCCTGATAGCGCCTTCAAGCTGGTGGCGTTTGATCCACCTCACCTTATTCATGCCGGACCGAAATCATGGCTTGGAGCCAAGTACGGAAAGCTGGGGCCAGACTGGCGCGAAGACCTGCGCCAAGGCTTTGCCGAGTGCTTCCGCGTGCTGGAGCCAGGTGGAACCTTGGTGTTCAAGTGGAACGAAACGCAGGTGAAAGTGAAGGAAGTCCTAGCCCTGACATCTGAAAAGCCTTTGTTCGGCCAAGTCAGTGGCCGCTCGGGAATGACTCACTGGCTTGTTTTCATGAAGCCATGACTATGGCGACCAGCGCCAGCACCGTGGGCCTTCCAGAAGACAAGGCCTACATCGCCCACCACTTCAACTGCCCTACCTGCTGCGCGGCCGGCTTATCCGGCGGCCAGCAGGAGCGGTGCACCGATGGTCTGCTGCTTTGGGATGCTTACAACCAGGCCGCACGCCTTCTGCTCGAACCTTTGAAACCCAACCGCCGGCCCGCAAGGGCCATTTTTAATGGAGGTCGCCATGGATCAAACTGGTGAATTCCTGTTGCCACAAGAAATTAAGCGAATGGCGTCAGCTGGGAAGCTGGACCAGCAAGAAGCATTTTTGAAGAAAGAGGGAATCCCTCATAAACGCCTGGGCAGGCGTATTCTTGTCTCTCGCGCTCATGCTCGGGCGTGGCTGACCGGAGTGGTTTTCACGCCGTCGCGCGGGATTAACTTGGGAGCTGTCAGATGACTGGAGCTTATCCACGACTGCGCACCAGGACGCGCCGCCGTAAAAGCGGCAAGGTCGTGGTGTATTACTTCTATGACGCATCAACAGAAGGAAACGGGGAGATTCCTCTTGGCACCGACTTCGATAAAGCAATCGCCCAATGGAAAGAGATCACTGAAAACGGCACCCACAGCGCGCGCATAACAGGCACGCTCGAGGAGGCTTTCTCCGGCTGGGAATCTAAAGTCCTGCCAACATACAAGAGCGAAGAGACCAAAAAGGGCTATGCCAAGAATCTCAGAATGATGCGCCCAGTCTTTGCCGAAGCCACCTGGGACCAGGTGAGCCTGCCGGTAATCAAGGGCTACCTGACGAAGCGCACGGCGAAGACCCAGGGCAATCGGGAGATGGCCCTGCTCTCCGTCATCTGGAACTGGGCGCGCGGCGAAGGCCTCACCTCCATGCCATGGCCGGCGGCCGGGATGGAGCGCAGCAAGTGGAAGAACAAGGAGAAGGCGCGCAAGATCAAGGTTCGGGACGATGTGTTTGCGGCGATCTATGCCGAGGCGGCCCAGCACATCAAGGATTGCATGGACCTCGGATCCGCCACAGGCATGCGCCTTACAGACTGCATCACGGTCCTGATGCCACGCGGGAACCTGCTGACGCTGGAGGCCAGCAAGACCGGCAAGGAGGCCGAGTGGGACTTGAACCTTTCCGCAGTTCTGCCCGACCTGGTGCGCAGACGCAAGGCTCTGGGGGCCGATCACCTGATGCTACTTTCCACTGCAGACGGGCAGCCAGTGTCACCACAGGCGCTTCGCTATGGATGGGACAAGGCCCGGAGCACGGCCGCAGAGAAGGCCATCGAACGCGGCGACGATGAGCTGGCCGAGGCGATCAAACAGCTCTACCTGCGGGACATGCGCAAGCGCGCCGCACAGAAAGCGGGCAGCCTGGAAGAGGCATCCAAGCTGCTGCAGCACAGCGACGAACGCCTGACCGAGCGCCATTACGGCGGCGTCCGGAGGCTGAAGCCAGTGGGCTAAAAAGTGTTCCGGTTTTGCCTTCTCTGCCTATAGAGAAGTGCGCCCAAAAAACCGGAACATATCGGCCCGCAGGCCTCATGAATCCTCAATTCTTCACGGGACTCAAAATCCCCCGCCGCAAGGCGTGCCGGTTCGATTCCGGCCCCGGGCACCACATACAAGAAGCCGTTAAGTCTCAAGGACTTAGCGGCTTTTTCTTTGCCCATTTATTTTTCAATTTCCCCTTGCGCGTTCGTGGTTGAGTTTTGCCGCGTTCGTGAAAAGAGCTGGTTGCAATGACCACTCTGCAAAAAATAGGCACCTAGCATTGGGTCGCCGCCGATTGATGCACTGTATTTATGCACAGTCTTCGACTATTGAGCGGCATGCCCGTCCAACTCACTGCCACACCAGTTGCTTTGCCTCTGGCAGCTCTCGCTTTGGACAAAGGCGCGGACCTCAAGCCCCAGCCAACGAGGCTTCAGCCTACCTGGCGTCCCGCAAGCCTCGTAATTCCCCCCCAATACCTTGCATCCCGTGCACTAGCGCGGGTTCGCGATATGCCGACCAACTCGTAATTTGCCTCCACGAAGCAGGCAGGCGCGGCGGTAACGTCATGCCCCTCCGAAGGGTAAAAGTAGATCAAAATACAAAAGGAATACAAATCGTTCGTATTCGACAGCAATGTCAGAACCCATCCTACATTGGGTATGGCTATCAGAAATTAATACTTATTGCATTAATTAACGTCAGCTCATCCACCTAGCACACGAGCTCAAGAAACCATATGTCTACGGATAGCACGTCACGCTTCACGAAGAATGTCATCCCTATGGATGAGGTTCTGACACGGACTGGGTTATCGAGATCGATGCTCTACAAGCTGTTGCGCAAGGACAAGTTTCCTCATCCCACACCGATGAGCAACAGAGCCATTGGCTGGTTCGAAACGGATGTCGAAAGCTGGCTGCAGGCGAGCAAAGCAATTCGCCAAGCGAACCTGGTTCTACCTGTCGTCTACATGGCGGGAAAAATGGGGACAGCTTTAGACAATGAGAACCCTGGCAGAGAGTTTTCCTGTTGGCGAATCTTCGACGTATCCAGATCCAAGGCACTCGGTGATCTAGGGATCGAGAATTCAGATACCGATGTGCTGATCGCGCCACCAGAAGAAATGCTATTTCACGGAACTCGTACGAGGTTCATGTATTCAGGTCCGTGGAAAGCGAGAAATGGCAGCATGCATGGCGCGAATTCTTACTCTCCCTCCAACCCACAAAGCGCTGCCTATCGCGGAGCTCTTCAAGGCATCTCACGGGCCGACGTTGTTGTCGCCTATCTCGAAGACCTGGAGGCTTTTGGAACGCTGGTCGAGATCGGCTATGCAAGAGCGGGCAATAAGAGAGTGGTCGTGATTACTGCACCTACCCTCAAGAAGCAGCGACGAGACAAAGACTGGGACCATGGCATTTGGTTCGCTATTCGGGCTGCTGATAGACACATCGAACTACCCGACCATCCTGGCTCCAGCCAGAACGACCTCTGGCGATCAGCACATGCGCATGCAGCATCGGTCATTTCGGAGTGGTATCCCCATTCATTGACTCCCCCTCCTAGTGCCGCCGAATAGAGTGCAGTGGTCAGCTCAGGTTTGCTTCATAAGAAGGCAGCCTCACAATCTCCCGCCCCGCCCACTCGTTGAATGTCTCGGACAGCTCTTGCAACGGGCAACCTCATTCTTGTAGAAGACATCCAGGGCTTGGCTGGCATTGCCCAATCTGCCTGTGTTGTTGGGAATGATGCCCTGCAATCCATACGTGACGCGATGTGCAGCCAGCACATTGGCCTCGCGGGCGTACCCGATCACGCTGAAATCATCCTTGGCCGCGATCTCGTTGACCGAAATCAGCTTGAGGCCTTTGGGCTTTCCGCCTTGGGCATGGACAAAATGCCCGCACTTTCAAGATCACGCCAGAGCTGTTTCGCGCCGTCAATGCGCAGACCGATCAAGTGCTACGTGGCGGAAGAGAGCTGGCATTTGCCACCGGCATGCTTTTGAATGATGTGATTGCAGTAAAGATACCCCGAAACGGCCTGCTCAAACGCATCATCAATAAGACCCAGAAAGTCAAAGGTGCCATTGAATTTGAGATTGCAGAATCTTCCGCCCCTGGTGAGATGCCCGCAACGCTGAGGGCTACCGCAACCGACAATGGAGAGGCTGGCAAACGAATCCGCGCCATGCCTATGTGCGACATACGCAACTTCGCGGCCGACCCATCCATGGCATCGATGAGGCGTCAAAGCAGCTGGATCGCAGCCATGTGAAAACAGCACGCAAGCTTTGTCCAACAAGGACCACATGCTTGAAGTGAGCAAGTAAAAGCGCCTTCCACTTCATGAAAGAAATTTCTCTATCAAAAAACCTGCAAAAAATATTTCAGACTCAAATATTATTTCAATATGAGACTTCAGACAGAGTATTTTTACATTTAAGACCTAGAACACAGTTAACAACAGTATTCAAATAATTCCCATCAATATTGCACATCTGACGGCTTGCGCCCTGGTTCTTACTTGCATCTTTCCGTAAATATTTTTTATATGCGTTGACACAGTCAAAGGGCTTATTTGCAAGTAGGACGCAACCTCTAGAGAGCTTTTTCCTTGGGCTATCAATTTCAGTATTTCCACTTCTCTTTCAGTCAAAGACTCAAAGCTCTTGTGTTTGAAGATACTTTCCTCGTGAAAATTGGCCTTGAATATTTTGGGAATGAGTTTCTTCGCCACTACTGGAGATATAGCGGCTCCACCATTCGCAACCTCCAGCACAGCTTGCGAGTAGCTTCCAAACCATGAGTTCTTCACTAGGTACCCAACAGCGCCTCTTTTAAGAGCATTCATGGCCGCATCGTCGTTTTCACTTGCAGAAATTGCAATGCTCAGCACGTCAGGCCTCTTTAGTTGGATCGATTCCAGTAACTCGGTTCCCTGGCCTTCACCAAGAGACAGGTCAATGAGGAGCACGTCGAACTCTTGCAAAAAGATGTTCTTACGAGCCTCTCTATAGCTGGAAGCCTGCCCTACCAGAAGAGTGCGCGGATCACGCATGAGCTCCTGCGAGATCACATTCCTGACATGGCTGTCTTCGTCAACCAGAAAGACTCGTACCGGCTGGTTCTGCTGCCCCCTCATGTCGGACGGCCACATGCGCCCAAAGACAGTGGATGTGACTTCTGCACTGCCTGCATCATCAAACCGCGAGCTCATAAATGCGTCGGATAGATACATGTGACACTCCATTTGATGAGTCGATTTTTGGGAATTTCGCGAAAAAATAGAATTCCTCCCATTAAAAATCCACAAAAAACAAATAATGAAAAATAAGGTTTAAATTCTTACAAATTAATACTGGAATACAAGGTATTAACTTAATTTCATCAAAAAATAGATGCAAACCCTTTATTTTTGAAACAATGGACATTAAAAATAAAAAGAAATATAGATTACACTTTTTAGCATTGTAAGAATTTTCCAACAAGCACTATTATTTCAATAGCACATCATCCACAAGCCACAACAAATCATTCATTTTTCTCATCATTTTAAATTCTTCAAAAAATATCTTTGAATGGGGTATTACTGTTTCTCCGTCGTTTTCTGAAACTGCCTTCACCGAAAGCAGTTTTGGAACGTAACAAAGCACTCCAGAACTTGTTGACGGTTAACACTGGCCTTTGCGAATTTGCATCGGTCTTTCGCTCACACACTCTCAGTTGTCTGAGAACTCGCTATTCAAAGGAATGATCATGAAAAAGTCTCTGATTGCCATGGCGGTTATTGCGTTGGCTGGTGTTGCATCTGCTGCTGTGAGCGGCTCAAGCATCGCTGCCACAAACACGACGTCGAGCGCATCTTCAGCTACGGTGTCGGGTGCAGCCAGCTCGGGCAACGGTGCTGCGCTGAGCATGAATAGTGCAACCTCCGGTGCAACTTCCAACGCCAATGCCGCTGGTGGTGGCATTGCTGTAGGCCCTTACGGTGCCGGTGGTGCTGCGGTCAGTGGTGGCGCAACGACCTACGGTAACGTGAAGAGCCTTTCTGCAACTTCGGGCAACGCTGTTGCGGGTGGCGGTGCTGCGACCAACGCTAACGCAGGTTCTGCGGCCCTGGCTGGCTATAGCGCAGGCCCCGTCAGCGGCGGAGCAGCTGGTGCGGCCACTTCGCACACAGCCAACCAAGTTGCCACTGGCGCTGGCCCTGGTGGCGGACTGTCCTATGTGAACAGCAATGCTGGCACCACTTCCGGTTATGGCGCAACTTCGGCTGCTATCTCTGGACCTAGCGGCGCATGGACCAACACCGGATCGGGCGCAACTTCGGTGGGTACCGTCCATCAGAACGCTGGAGCATTTGGCAACGCTGGCTACTTCTCCAACGGCGGTGGCACCTCCGGTACTGCTGGTGCAGGCTCTACTGCCAATGCCAACTAAGGCAGCTGTCCCAAGATAGTTGTGTTTGTCCCGGGCCTGGCTGCCTGGCCGGGCTCGGGCAACGTAGGAGCAAAGCATGAAATTCTCAATAGCTCTGTTAAGTCTTTGCGTTCCTTTGTGCAGTTATGCGCAAAGTGCCGACAGCAGCGCGCAAAGCTCCTCTAGCTCCTCTTCCGTGGGGGCGCAACAGAATCAGTCGGTCACCATTGTCAATCCGGTCGTTGCCCCGGCGGAAAGTCGATCTGTATCCACGATGGACAGCAGATCCACTTCAACCTCCGATCAAAACATCACAACGAACGGCACGACCACCCAGAACCTGAACAGCACTGTGTCCGGGACGTCCAAGAACATTGTGGAGTACACCGGTACTTACACCATGAAGAACGTTCCCAGCGTGAACGGCCCCAATCTCACAACCAGCAATGACACCTGTATGGGCAGCAGCAGCGGCAGTGCCAACGGCCCTGGCTTTGGCGTGAGCTTCGGCACAACCTGGACGGACGAGCATTGCAAACGCCTGAAAATGAGCCGTGAGCTCTGGAACAAGGGCATGAAGGCTGCCTCGCTGGCAATGGACTGCATGGATCCTGCCGCTCGCGTGGCACTGGAGATCACGGGTTCGAAATGCCCGCAATCCATGACCGTAGAAGAGCGCCGGAACAACTACGGGCCGGATGCTTCGGCACAAGGTAGCCCTACTCCCGCTTCAGCGCCCGCAGAGGTTCAGTCAAGTTTGACACCTGAAGCCCCTCGGCCCTCGCTTGTAACATCTGTGATGGAAGATCCACGTACAGCACAGCTGTACGACAATTAGTGGGCTTGATTCCTAATCTAGGAGGCCGCTATGGGCAAGACTCTAGCTCTTTTAGCGATTGCACTATGTTGCGCTTCGTCTTTGGCTGCACCTGACTCCAGGGTCATCAATGAACCGCTGAGCATTCAACGCCAGATCTTCGGGAGTGGCGAGCAAGGTGCAGCAGGCTCGCAGCAAGCCGAGCCGGTGGGCGACTATGGCGTCTGGCATGTGCCCCAGTACCTGCCTGGCTACCCGACTGCAGCAACGATATGGCCCCGTGCTATCCCTGTGAAATGCAAGGACAGGCAGTGCGAAGGCTATGTGATCACCCCGCAGATGGGGCCAGGTGAGTACCTGTTTTTCGTGCCTACAAGTGAATAG